TTATGAACAAATAAATATAAACTATTTAACTTTAAGGAGTAAATCATGGCAATTTACAAAAATACTGATGCCATAGGTGAGAGAGAAGACCTTTCTGATGTAATCACCCGAATTACACCAGACGAAACACCTTTATTTTCCAACATGGAAAAAGTGGCAACAAAAGGGATAAACCACGAATGGCAGGTGCAAGAACTCGCAAGTGCCGTTGATAATAATGCAAACAATGAGGGTGCAGATTATAGTTATAGTAACCCGCAACCTACTGTTCGTCTTGGCAACCAGCATCAAATCTTTGTACAAGCTGGTAGTGTGAGCAATACGCTAGACACCATCGACAAAGCAGGCAGGGATAAAGAAACTGCTTATGTCAAAGTCTTAAAAGGCATTGAGCAAAGACGTGACATTGAAAAAACTTTATGTGCATCTGTTGCAAAATCTGCATCTGATCCACGAAAGTTTGGTACGATTGAAACTTGGCTGTCGAACGTATCTTCTGCTGGAGATGCCACCGATATAACTGCTTTCGATGGTTCTGCAACTAGAACTGATGGAACTGCAAGGTCAATGTCTCTCGATCAAATTGAAACAGTTATGCAGGCTTGTTATGAAGACGGGGGCAACCCTTCGATGCTCGTTGTTTCACCATCTAAAAAAGCAACGTTCAGTGCATTAAGTAGTGGCTCAGTTGCGACAAACCAAATCCAAATGACTGCCTCAGCACCGCAAGATGCTGTTATAATAGGTTCGGTGTCAATTTTTTTGACAGATTTTGGAACTCTAAATGTCGTTATTGACAGACAAATGCAAAATGACAGAGTATATCTGTTAGACCCTGAATATGTTAAGATGGGTGCATTGTCAGGACGTTCGTTTTCAGTTAGTGATGTAGCACCTACTGGTGATGCAACTAAGTTTGCGATTGTTTCTGAAATGACTTTAATTGTGAACGCACCGAAAGCACACGGGGCAGTTTACGATTTATCGTAATAATTATAATTAGGGGGTGTAAAAACCCCCTTTTTTATGAGTAAAAAATTATGGAAAAAATAGTAAGTAAAAACGAACAAAAAACCACTAAGTTAAAATATGAAGGTGATGAAACATATATTGTTACTGAACAAAAAGTGGATCATATTTTAGATGACAATAAGAAAAAAGCCAATGCGTATGAAAAAGGCAAATTAATTGGTAACACACAAAAACATCACCAACATGTGGCTAACATTCCAGTCACATTATATTATGAATTATTAAAACGATTTGGACAGCCTGCACAAAATCTAAAGGCATGGAAGAAATATTTAAATGACCCAGACAATAGGTATTTAAGAACTGGTGGAGGTAAATTATAATGGCACTTGCAAATTATAGTGATTTAAAAACATCTATTGCTAATTTCTTAGCCCGTGATGATTTGACATCAAACATTGACGATTTTATAGACCTCACAGAGGCACGTTTGAGCAGGGAATTGTACACACGATTTGACCATGATAGGGTTACCGCATCAACTACGGCTGGTGACCAATATATTTCGTTACCGACTGATTTAAGAAGGATTGAAACCATAAGATTAAACACATCGCCTAGAAAAGTATTAGCTTACCATTCACTCAATTCATTAAATAAAAATTTTACAACTTCTGCAAATGGAACACCTCAAGCATATTCTATTGTTGGAAGTGAAATAAAATTAGCACCATCACCAGATTCAGTTATTACTATGGAAATGATTTATAGTAAAACTATTGAAGGCTTATCTGATAGCAATACATCAAATACAATCCTAACTCGTCATCCTGACGTTTATTTATATGGTGCATTACATCATGCAAGTGTATTTTTATTAGACGATCAAAAGGCACGTCAATATGATGAATTATTTACTAGAGGTATTCAGGAAATTATCGTGAGCCACGATAAAGAAAAATATGGATCAGCCTTAGCTATGAAGGATGATTACACAAAACAATTAATAACTATTACGGGATAAAAAAATGTCAGCATCAAATTATTTAGAAAACAAAGTATTAGACCATGTGTTGGGTTCTTCCGCACTAGCACAGCCTTCAGCACTTTATGTTGCGTTATCAACGGGCAGTTTCAATGATGATAACTCAGGAACTGAACTTTCAGGTAATGGATATGCTCGTAAAGTGGTTACTTTCGGTACGGCTAGTGGAGGGTCTATTTCATCTAACAGTAATGTTGAGTTTGATACAGCTACGGGTGATCAAGGCACAATTAGTCATTTTGGAATTTTTGATGCAAGTTCAGGTGGAAATTTATTATACCACGGGGCGTTTTCTAGTAGCAAGGTTATAAGCACGGGAGATGTGTTGAAAATAGCGAGTGGGTCTTTAACTGTAAGTTTAGATTAAGATGAATGACCATAGTATCGCCAACACTAGAACAACTGGCTCAATATGGCAGTTTAGATTCATTACCTTTTAGTTTAGATAATGCACAGTATGTAGATTTTCGTGATCCAAATTTAGACCAACTAGCTAACTGGGGTGGATTAGACACATTACCTTTTTCGTTAGATTCTACGAGCTGGGAAAATGTTTTTGTACGTTTTGGCACACTAACAACGTCATCTACTTTTACTGCAACAGCCTCAGCCTTAGTTGGCGAATCTGCTGATGGCTCAACCACAAGTACGTTTACAGTTACTGGTTCAGGATTACGTCAACGTACAGCTGATTCTACAACAACAAATTCGTTTACTGTTTCAGGTTCAGCTATAAGGTTAAGATTAGTTGATGATATTTTAAGTTCAGCTTTTACTACAACTGGTTCAGCAACTTTATTACGAACAGTTAATGGCATAGCACCATCTGTATTTACGTCAACTGGTTCTACTACATATATTGCTAGTTTTTCAGCAAATCAAACTGCAACATTTACGTCAACTTCAACGTCAAGTTATGAGGTCAATGTAAATGGTACAATAAACAGTTTATTTAGTGATGTAACTGAAGGATTTAAACAAGGTCAAGAATGGAGTGAAGATAGTTCTGTTGTAGAAACATGGACACAACAACTAAGTCCAGTAGAAGAATCATGGACACAAGTTTCATCTAGTACGACTGAAACATGGTCAAGTGTTACGTCAACACCTTCAGAAACATGGAGTCAAACATCATCAGGAAATAGTGAACAATGGACACAGTAAAACTAGCATTAAATGAGTGGTTGCCAGATCAACCAGAATATGCAAATAAAGGCTTAACAGTTGCAACAAATGTTCAACCTATTGTAAGAGGTTATGAAACATTTAAATCACTTAATGATTATTCAAATGCAGGTACAAATTATATAAGAGGAATATTTGCTTGTGAAGATACTTCAGGAAACGTGAAGATTTTTGCTGGCGATGAAACAAAATTATATTTATATAACAATTCAACATCAAATTTAGACGATGTATCAAAAGCTGGTGGATATACGTTAGATACAACTGACGTTTGGAAATTTGTGCAATTTGGTGATAAGGTTATTGCTGTTGCAGGTAAAGGCGAAAACATACAAGAATATGATTTAACGAGCAGTTCTGTATTTAGTGACTTAGCAGTTGGTGTAAATGCAGAGCAAATTGCTGTTGTAAGGGATTTTGTTTTTACGGGTAATAATTCAACGGGTGGTCTTAATAACGTTAGGTGGTCATCTATTGGCGATGCTACATCGTGGACAACATCACAAACAACGCAAGCTGATAATCAAGACTTATCTGACCTTGGTTCTGTTACTGGATTAGTTGGTGGCGAAGAAATTATAATTTTATTAGAAAAAGGCATAGTAGTTGGCAGGTATGTTGGCACTCCACTTGTGTTTCAGTTTGATACTATAGAATCAACTCGTGGATGTAACTTTGGCAATTCAGTCACAAGTGTTGGTAGAACTGTTTATTATTATACTGATGATGGCTTTTATGCTTTTGATTCAAGACGTGGTTCACGTCCTATTGGACATGAAAAGATTGATAACTTTTTTAAAAATGATTTTAACACGGGTTTTGCACATAAGTTATCGTCCGCAGTTGATCCAACAAATAAATTAATAATGTGGGCATATACGTCAGTTGGGTCAGTTACAAATGATAAAATTCTTGTTTACAACTATGCTTTGGATAGATGGTCTTTAGTTAATCAAGCAACAGATGTTGTTAGTTCCATTTTAACGTCTGGTAGAACCTTAGAAGGATTAGCAAGTATAAGTTCGTCAATAGATACGTTACCAGCCTCGTTAGATTCTGTTTTATATAAAGGGGGTAATTTATTATTTGTTGGAAGTAATAATAATAAACTGCAAACCTTTACGGGTTCATCACTTGATGCAACTTTAGAAACGGGTGAATTTGAACATAGTAATAAAAAACTTTCTTTGGTTTCACAGATAAGACCAATTTATGAAAAAACACCAAGTGCTACCGCAACAGTCACAGTTCAGGTAGCAAGTAGAAGAACAACTGCATCTGACTTTACTTTTGGTTCTGCTAGTACAGTTAATGCCGATGGTTTCGCCCCTATACGTTCAAACAATCGTTATCATAGGGTTAGATTAAATTTATCGGGCGAATGGACTAACGTTCAAGCAATAGATATTGATATTAAAAATATAGGAAACAGATGAGTATAAGCAATTTTATTGGCTTGCCTTATGCTGGTGGTGATGAACGTGAAGTAGCATTTGTTGTTAATAATTTACTTGACGGAAAATTAAACAGTACGGGTACTGTCACATTGACAGCTAGTGCAACATCAACAGTAGTAGAAGATAGACGAGTTGGTGCAAATTCATTAATATTTTTTATGCCTCAAACTGCAAACGCAAGTAGTGAAATGGCATCAGGTGGAATGTATGTTAGTAGTAGAGGAAAACAAACATTTACTATAACACATCCTAATAACACTAATGCAGATAAAACATTCGGATATGTCGTACTTGGTTAGCAACCAAGAAAAAAAATTTCCATATCTATTAAAAGTTACTGAAACCAATATAAAAAATGTCTGGTTTATTCTTGAACGTTATGTGGAAATAAATTTACAATACGGGGTACATACTGAAACAAAACAAGGTGTTTATGACTTGTTACTAAGTGGTCATTCACAACTTTGGTTAAATAAAGATTCTTTTGTTATTACAGTTATTCAGACAATTAATGTTGGAAAATCGTTAGTAGTTGGATTTGCTTATGGAAACAAAAACCATTGTATTGAAATGGTGGATGGAAAAATCAAAGAGTGGGCAAAAACAATGGGATGTAAAAATATAATTATAAATGGACGTTTAGGATGGAAACGTTTTTTAAAGAAAAACAAATTTAAACCAAAAGCCATAATTTTAGTTAAGGAGATATAAATGACTGGAGTTTTTAAATCAATAGGCAGAGTATTTACGGGCGGTAGTAGTCCAGCCCCAGCCCCTCAACAAGTAGGAACACAAAGAGTTCAATCTGTTGCTGATATTCCTAGTTATGTTAAGCCATTTTATACAAGACTTTTAGAAAAATCAGAGCCTTTATTTGACGAACCAAGGGAATTATTTCCTGGTAGTTATACAGTTCCATTTTCTGAACCAACACAAACGGGTTTAGACCAAGCGATGGCTTTGGCTCAAGCTGGTGATCCACTTAATCAATTATCAACAGATGTAACTCAGCAAACATTACAAGGTAATTTTTTATCAAATACGAATCCATTTTTTCAAGAGGCGATGCAATCTGCGTTTGACCCCGTAGAGGCACGAGTTAATTCTGTGTTCAGTCGTGGTGGACGTTTAGGTTCAGGTGCAAATCAAGCAGTATTAGCTAATGAATTAGCAAAAATATCAGCACCACTTGCTATGGCTAATTATCAGCAAGAACGACAAAATCAATTAGATGCTTTAAAAATTGCACCAATAATTAGAGGTCAGCAATTTGAAGATTCACAAAAACTACTTAATCTTGGTTCGGTGTTAGAGGATCAACAAGCACGTCAATTACAAGAGCAGATAATGCGTGATCAATTTAAGTACACAGAACCTCGTGAACGTTTGGAAAATCAATTAGCATTTGTGACGGGTGCTACTCGTGGAGGAACAACAACACAAACACAACCTATATATGGTCAAAGTCAAAGTAATTTTCTTAATCCACTAGGTGCATTAAGTATTCTAGGTGGATTTGGTGGTTTATTTAGATAGAAGGTGATAAAAATATGACAATATTAAATAACAATTTTGGTTTATTGGGTTTACCTAATGTGCCGTTGACTACGGGAATAAATCCAAATGCACAAATGCCTAACATGGGTTTATTGCAACCCGTTGGCGGTTATGGTCAACCAACAGTTCAGATGCCTATGCCAACTATGCAACTTCCTCAACCACAGCAACCAACAACGTTTGCTCAACGTTTAGGAAATATAGGTCAACGATTGA